GTAAGCCAAATAGGTGATCTCAAATAGGTTACGTCAGCTGTAAATAATCCTTCATCTAGTACTCGAGTGTTGTCAGCACGAAAATAGTCGTCGCCCACTACATAGATTTTAAAAGTTCTTTTTATAATACTATCACTATCTGTAACAGTTATTGTAAATTCAAAAATTCTATTTAATTTCTTAGGTTGGGCAGTAGCAATACTATAATCATAAAATACATTATCGTAGAAAAAACTATCGTAACCATTTGAGGGTCTTACTGCAAAATCATAAGCATAAGCATCATAGTAGCTGTTATCGTATGTACCAGTGCCGTCTTCGGGTCGCAATGCGATTGTTGGTTGTATAAATCCTGTAATTCTTCCCGAGTCGGTTAACACTAGTCCCGGTGGTAAAACACCGTCGTTTGCCGCAATGAAATATGTTAGTGTTTGTCCAGCAGTGGTATCTTGATCAAATGCTTCAATTTGATAATCAACAAATGTTCCGTCTAGTACAAAGAACTGCTGGTAAGGCCCAATAGCGAGGGTGCCAGCTGGTGTTGTAATAACCGGTTCGTCGGGGCCGTCAACACTTATTTTATAAGTTCTATCTGAAAACTCATTAGCAGTATTTTTAGCACGAATACAAAATGTATAGTCTGTAATACGACTAACTTCAAACGGGGTTCCCACGATTCGGTTACCGTCGATTGTTAGTCCTCGGGGCAATGCTCCCGAAATAACTTGATAAGTAACTCCGTTATCATTAGCCGTTGGTAAACTTAGGTTAATTGTAACCTTTTCTTGAACTAGTCCAAATGAGTAGCCGGAAGGCTGTGTCCATACATTTAATGCCATACTTTTTCTCGTTTTAAGTATTTATGGCAAAAATGCTTAAATGATTCGGCCAAAATCTAAATTAGTGATTGAAGGGAATTCAAAAGATCCAAGATCTATAAGTGGGGTTGTTTGAAATTCAAGGGCAGAACTATTTGATCCAAATTCTAAATCTATAGTGTTTGTAACAATAGCGATTTCTAGTAGTGCATTTACAGTTCGAATATCAATGCCATGGATTGTAGATTGAACATCTCCGGTACCGTTGCCGCCATTAATAATGTGCCCATTTAAATATAAATCACCGCCTAGGTGAGGATCGGTATCGCTTTCTACTTTAGCAGTTGATTCTAAGTTAACTGTAGTAGCTGTATGCGTTATTGCAACAGTACTGTCATCGCTGGTCAGTGTTTTAAACTCTAAATTGAGACTGTTTTTTTGTGCAAATATCCCAGTGCCGCTGCCTAAATTTGTAGCGTTGCCAATATTGATTTCTGTGTTTAAAAATGCAAAATTAGCATTAACTTTATCAAACGCTGATTTAAGATCTTCGCCTGTTCCGTCGTTTGCGTATGTTCCAGTGTTGATTGTTTGTATTGGCATTCTGCGCTCCTATCTAGTATTTATTAGAATATTAGCGAGAATATAAAGGCATCGCCGGTGCTAATTGCATCAATATTAGATCTAGCCTGAGATTTTTGATTATCAGTTATTGTTTGTGAAGTATAATTAACTGAATATATAGAGCCACCTCCACCACCACCTAGAACAGTATTTCCATTGGAATCGGTAATATCACCGCCGGGTGGTAGTTGTAGTACGCCCTGAGACTTAAAATACCAGGATCCAGTATTTGCGCCAATGATTACTGCATTGTAGTTTTCAGTTGTAATTGGGTCTTGTCCCGGAGGTAGTTCTAGGGCCTGTCCGTCTTCCGAGAGTAATAAATTACCAATACTAGTAACAACAAAAGTCTGGGTGTTTACTGTGGTTTCTGCATTTACAACAAGGTTGTCTACTGTAAGTGTACCGGTGTTGTCTAAAATAGCACTATATGACCCATTTACTAATCTATCGGTGGCTACTGCGTTATTAGCCCATGTTAATGTGCCCTCACCGTCGGTAACTAGTGTTTGCCCGGTTTCGCCATCTGCGGCTGGGAATGTATATGCAGGGAAACTTGTAGTACCATCTGAATTAAATGTCCAAGTAGCTCCTGCCTGGCCGTTGCCGGATTGATATCGTTCTTTTAATACTATACTAAAGTTAGCACTAAAGACGCTGTCGTCGATTGCCTGTAATCTTGCGCCTGGTAAGCTATTGCCAGCATCAGTATAAGTAAAGAAATCAATAGAACTTCCGGTGCCACCTCCGCCGGCGGTATTAATTAATGTTAACTGTGTCTTATTCTCTCCAGAGCTACCGGTGTTATTTAAGTTAAGTGGAGCAGGTGTAACATTTCCAATAGAACTACTGCCGCTATAAGTTGGATCCGGTAATATGCCGGTCCAAGCTGTAGTTTGTGTTGTTTCGTCCGGAAATGAGACACTATTAAAAGTTACATCAGCTGTTGTGGCTACGCTTTGTCCAATGCTAACAACACCGTCAACTGAAACTGCTACGCCAGTGCCACCTGTTACCTGCTGTATGGTTACTATTGATTCTACTGATGCTACGGATTTCTTAAGGTATACTCTGCCGTCATAGGTGTTTAAGGCTATTTCACCTAGTGCTAAGTCTGTAGTTGCTGGTACTCTGCCCGCAACTGCACTTCGTTTGAGTTTAACGACATTTGCCGCTGTAGCCATGTGGCATCCCTTTATAATCCGCTATATAGCGAGGTATTGTTACAAGAGTATATACTCTCACTGTATTTATTGTTTTAAAGGGATTAGGTTATTGTTGTTAATACAACGCCGTTATTGGCAATGGTATGATTACTTGGGCTAACGTCGTCTAACATACCGCTCGATCCTACAGAGCTATCTAGTGCTAATACAGTGTTAGAATCTGTTACTACTGTAGTTGGTGGAGTGAATGTTGCTGAGTAACGATGTATTTTACTAATTCTGATGTTGGCAAGTTGTCCAACGAAATTTTGGCTAATTGGGCTAGTACCGTCGAATGTTCTATCACCAATAATTATATTTTGTGAACTATTAGTAAATGTGCTACCGCCATCATTACGTGTTAATGTCTGGGAAACCCCATCGATATAGGCCGTAACGGTAGATCCGTCTTTTTGTACAGCCACATGATGCCATGCGCCTGGTGTTGGTTGATAAAATTGTATCTGGGCATTACTTACATTTATAAAACCATTATTGTGCCATAAGTCTAAACCACCACTGACATTTTGTCCTATTACTCCACGGTACGAAGAAGGAGCGGCGTCTGGAAGTTTTTCCCACCATTCAATACACCAATCATCCACTAGAATCCAATCTGTAGTCGTACCGGTTACTTGAACAAAACTTCCGGTGCCATTGAATCCGAGACTAGTTCCAGACGTTAGTGTTACTGGACCTCCACTGTATCCATTCAAGGTTACACCAGCGTTAATAGTTACGCCTGCGTTTATTACTAGTCCCGTCATTAGTATGTACCACCATCCAAGTCTGCCCAAACTGGTAAACCATCTTGTAACTGCAAAGTCTGTCCGTTAGTGCCTGCGGTTAGTTTGCTCAGTGTGTTTGAAGCACTTGCGTAAAGAATATCACCTTTTGCATACGATGTAATACCAGTTCCACCATATGCGTATGTTATTGCATCACCGTGCCAAGTACCAGTTCCAATAGTACCTAATGTAGTAATACTTGACTGTCCAATATAGTTAGTGCTGATGTCAATGGCATCAGCACTTACGCTAATCCTATCAGTAGTACCAACTACATCAAGTACACCACTGGTATAAGTTAAACCATTACCTGCTACTGAACTTGCTAGTTGTACGTTATCGCCGGAGATTTCAATACCGTTGGCAACATTTACATCGAGTCTGTTGCCGGTTTTGCTTAGTCCGTCGCCAGCTGTGATTTGTCCTGCACCACTGAACTGTACAAATGTTAATGCAGTTGTATCTAGTGTAATAGCACCGTCTGTAGTCAATACCCATCCGCTGTCAGCATTAACTGTACCTTGCTCGACAAAGGTAAACATTCCGCTAGTGACTTCACCTGCTGGGCTGTTATCTGCATCAGTTGCTCTGGTCCATGCACCGCTGGCAACTACGTAAATACCGTTTTCGCTTGCAGTATCTTGATTCTTAACTAGAACACGATTACCAACTGATAGAGCAATACCGTCAATAGTCTGTGTATTGCTCAGTGTGATGTTAGCTGTTGTTGCCGCACGTACTGAATCTTTTACGTCTAATCCTGAACGAGTGGCATCAACATAGGCTTTAGTTGCCGCATCCTGTGCGCCCGTTGGATCAGCCAAGTTGGTAATTCTAGCACTGCTAACATTAATCGTACCAGTACCATTTGGATCAAATACAATATCACCATCTGTGTTAGTACTGCTGATTGTATTGCCAGTTACACGAATATTATTAACATCGACTTGTGTTAGCCCTGCAAGTGTAGTTGAACTTGAACCTAGGCTAATGTCAGTTGTACCAACTGTTACTTTGCTGTTAGCTAAAGCTGTGTTTGGAATAGCTGTGAAGCCAACTCCAATACTACCGCTTGTTAATGTGCCAACTGTAACAATGTCACTTGATCCAGCTTTAGGTGCCGCACCTACTGAACTGTAGTCGATAGTCTTTGCGGCTGATCCGTTATATGTGGCATTTAGTGCTACGCCACCACTATCACTAAATGTTAGCGAGTTAGCAACTTGATCTGCTGTACCTGCTGTGCTAGCCTTACCACTAATGTTAACCGCTAGGCTAGATGTAGTACCACTAGCATCACCTAGTGTAACTTGTGTAGTACCAATGTAGATAGTGCTATTAGCTAACTGTGCATTACTAACACCAGCTGACTTGATAGTTACATCACCAGCTGTTACTGTGAAGCTAGCTGTGTTAAATGACGCAACACCTAACGCTGAACTAGTTGCTGTGGCTACACTGATTGCTACTTGGTTATTTGTAACTGCTGTGCTAATCGCACCAGAGCCTGCAAATGTTAAGGTATCAGTTAATAATGCTACTGTATCTGTTGCAGTACCGTCACTGATAGATAATGATGTGCTAACTGTGGTCCATGCTAGTACTGAACTGGCAGCGTTACCGACCCACGATAATACTTGTCCTGCTGTACCACTTGTATTTGGTATTGTAAACTTAGGTAATACCAGCTGTCCCGTAGCATCGAATACCAAGTTGTCAGTACCGTTGTTAAGTGTAACAGAGTTGCCACTTGCGGCACTAATGCTTGTAATACCAGTTAGTGCTGAATCTAAGTTAATAGTTTGTGCTGTGCCGCCGTTATAAGTTGTATCTGCACTACTTAGATTTAAGTTAGTACCTACAGTTAAGTCTGCTAGATCATTACCTAAACTGATACCACTGATTGTGCTGTTTGCCAACATTACGTTGGTAACTGTCCCTTCGTCGGTTGTGTAAACACCGTTAGTTACAGTTCCAGCATTTCCCGAAATACTTACATCTTGTAATGTAACTGCTCCGCTACTATTACCAAGAGATAAACTAGTACTACCAACATAGATACTGCTGTTGGCTAACTGTGTATTACTAATACCGCCTGTCTTAACATTAACATCGCCAATAACGCCAACACTGAATGTATCACTATTAAATGTTGCAACACCGGCCAAACTAGTAGTAGCAAAACGTGCTTTGGTTTCTACTACATAATGTGTGCTAGATTTTGATAGTGCTGTTGTGATTGCACCAGCATCACCTCGGAATTCTATATCATCTGTTGTTAAGTTGAGAGTAGCATCAGTACCAGTATCACCTGTATGTGTTCCTGCTTTTAAACTTAGTGTGCTTGCCGCTGCCGCCCAGCTTGTTGAGCCATCTGTGTTGGCTGTAAGTACATAACCGTTTGTAGTTGTTCTTGAAGCAGGTAGTGTAAAACTATTACTACTTGTATTGATTTGTACTTTACCAGTGCCGTTAGCTGATAATATTACATTTAAGTCACCACTAGTAGTACTTAGAGTATTACCGTTTAGTGATAAATCATCAACTAGGAGTTCGTCTAACTTTTTATTACCGTCAACTATTAATGCAGAGCTAGCTGTAAGTATACCACGCTCGTGATCTAGTAGGTCTGTAAAATACTTACCACCGATAACAATAACGTCATTGGCATTGCCCGTTCCGCCGTTAACACCGTTAGCTCCGATGAATAACCTGTCACCGCCGTTGCTAGTAGGGTTACCGCTAGCAGTCAAATAGCTATAGGCTAACTCACCCAGTTTTAACGATGCTGGTGCGCCACTAGTACCTGATCGTTTAATCTTTATAATATTTGCATCATTAGCCATTTAGACCGCTCCGTATTTTAGAAAAACCCGCCATCCATTTCATCGGATCTTAAAGTTCTTATCGTATCCCATCTCTCATTACTAGCATTGTAAATTAGCAATGCTCCGTCATTTAATGCCGCTCCGCCAGCTGTTGAATTGACATCTGGAATATCTGCTACTGTATTTATTCCAGCCCCTTTACTTACGCTTATAGCGCCTGCGCCGTCTATAGTGACGTTTGTACCTGGTTTTACAACACCTAATGTGCTGTTTGTTGCTACGGGAACACTGATAACGCCATTGCTGATATTGATGTTGTTGCCTATTTTTACAACACCTGCTACCTCACTAGTAGCAATAATCCCAGCATCACCAGGTAGTCCTCGCGGCCCGCGATCGCCTTGTGGCCCTACGATAGGTCCGATATCGTTCCAAGCGGCTGCGGTTAAATTCCAAAACCATAGACTACCATTTTGATGTGTAAGTCCGTCACCTGTAGTAACAATCCAACCGTGTCCAGCATAGTCATT